TTTCTGAGAGAGCTGTATGTACTATGGGTGCAAACAACTTCTTTATCTTTAAAGATTAAGAATAACTAACATTACAAGGGGTGTGAAATATCACCCCTTTTTTTTAAAAATTATAAATTAAATCAAATGAAAAATAAAAAAATATCTGTAGCTAAAACCTACAAATTAACATCAGACAAAGCTCCCTTATCGTTTATGATACCAACGAAAAGTTCTAGGAGCTATTCATTACTTTACTTCGATGAAGAAAAAAATGAAAACAGACCACTTAGATATGCTAGAAACCAAAAGTCCCCATTCGAGGATGAGCAAGATGGTAATCTTATTTTAGAGCCAATTGTTTTTGAAGATGGTATGCTTTACGTTCCTGCAAATAATCCTGTGCTTCAAGAATTTTTACATTATCACCCTATGAATGGAAGAAGATTTGTGGAAGTTAATGATGCTAAGGATGCAGAAGAAGAGGTTGAAATATTAAACTTAGAGGTTGATGCACTTGTTGAAGCAAGTAAGCTATCTATTGAGCAGATTGAATCATTATCTCGTGTATTGTTTGGTAAAGATACTTCTAAGATATCTACTGCTGAATTAAAAAGAGATATATTGATTTTTGCTAAAAGCAATCCAAGTGACTTTTTAGAAGCTATTAATGACCCAACTGTAAAAGTTCAAGGTACAGTTCAATTGTTCTTTGATAAAGGGTTATTGACTTTTAGAAGAAACAATAAAGAGATATGGTTTAACACACCATCTAACAAAACAAGAATGCTTGTTGTTCCATTCAATGAAGACCCATTGTATTTAGCAACATCATACTTGCAGAGTGATGAAGGAATTGACTCACTAAAAATGCTTGAAAATCTTATAGAAGTATAATCAGCATTTGAATAAATTAAAGATACCCATATTGCAAAATATGGGTATTTTTTTTGACTTATATTTGCAGTATAGTCATCATCACGAAGATGATGTTTTTAACTAACAAATTATTTATTATTATGGAAAAATTTCTAAAAATCAGTCTAAGTGATGCTTTTCACTTAATTCCAATTAAGAACATTATTGGAGTAGAAGTAGGAGCAAACACTAAGGTTAAAATTCTTTACGGTATGGTAGGTCACAGAGCCACCGGAGCTTCTGAAGTATTAGGATTTGAGATTACAGCTACAACAGCAGCAGATGCGGCTAAAACTAAAGAGCAGTTAAACAGTATCGTAGATGCTATTGAATCAGCTTTACAGACAAGTTGGACTAATCCTTACTACACGCTTAGCCCTAAGTATGCTATTACAGGAGTAGCTCAAATTGAAGTTGAATACTCTGCGTAAGAATAATTAACTTTCAAAATCATAAGAGTCCGATTTTTCATCGGACTCTTTTTTTTTGTTATCTTTGTACAAAAGTTTATTATGATAAACTCAGTAAGAAATACAGTCTTTTCGGTTCTTAACAAGAACAACTATGGGTATATATCTCCACAGGATTTTAATCTGTTTGCTAAGCAAGCACAGCTAGAAATCTTTGAAAATTACTTTAGTGATTACAATACGGCTATTAATAAAGAGAACGCTAGGATATCAGGGTCTGAGTATGCTGATATGACAAAGGGCATTGAAGAGTCTATAGATACATTCTCAACAATAAGAAACTTTGACCAAAAAGCATTTAACAGATATCTTACACCATCTCAATTAACTACAGGAGATGATTACTATTTATTAAATAAGGTATTGGCATATACTACGTTTCTAAAGGGTGGAACAAACGGAACAAGTCCACAGCCATTTACAATGATAGATAGTGGTTTTGCAGGTGTTGTATCTGTTGGCGATATAGCAGTAAACTTGGATACATTAGAACAAACAACAATTACAAACGTATCTAATACTATACTTAACTTGGAAGACAATATATTCCCCCCGGGTACGGGTAATGGAAAACCATATTCTATATTTAAACCTGAAAACTATGAGGCAGAGAAGGTAACAAATAGTAAGATTAGTATGTTAGCTAACTCATTACTTACTGCACCTACTAAAACTTTTCCTGCGTATTCTTTAAATACTGATTCGGTAACAGTATTGCCAAAAACAATAAACAATCCCGGACAAATATTTAGTCAGTATATTAGATACCCTAAAGACCCTAAGTGGACATATAGTACACTTACAGGAGGGCAGCCTGTATTTGACCAATCTCAATCGGATTATCAAGACTTTGAGTTACCAATTAGTGATGAAGTAAACTTAGCAATTAAGATACTTCAATACTCAGGTATACAGATAAGAGAAGCTCAGGTAGTTCAGTTTGCTAATTTAGAAGAACAAAAAGATAATCAACAATAATGGCATATATATCACAGTATCAATATTATGAAAACGGGGGAGCAGCTCCTGAAGATGCAAATTGGGGTTCATACCAATATGTCAGCTTGTATGATATAGTCAACAACTTTATGTTGATGTACAATGGAAACCATTCACTTGTAAATAACGAGGAAAGATTTAAGGTATTGTTTCACGCAAAGCGAGCAATACAAGAACTTAATTACGATGCGTTTAAAGAGCTTAAAGTATTAGAGTTGAATGTAAATGACTCTTTGCGATATATATTGCCTTCAGACTACGTTAATTGGGTTAGAGTAAATATATACAAAGATGGTTTACTTAGACCACTAACTGAGAATATTCAAATAAACTCTTCTCTTGCGTACTTACAAGACAATAATAATAGAATATTATTTGATTCTGATGGTAATGCATTATCTCCACAGTTTTCTCAGATTGATTTAGATAGAATTACAAACCAAAAGAAAAGTATATACCTTAATCAAGGAAGTCAATTTGATGGAATGGAAGGATACTATTATGAAGGTAATTGGTATTTTGATTATGCTATCGGTGCACGATATGGTTTGAATACAGAAACAGCAAATATAAATCCTACATTTAAGATAGATAAAGCATCAGGTGTTATAAACTTTAGCTCAGGTATGAGTGGAGAGCTTTGTATACTTGAGTATGTATCTGATGGTATGGAAGGTGGGGATGACTCTAAGATTAGTGTAAATAAATTATTTGAAGATTATGTTTATGCATATATCGAATACGCAATATTAAATAGTAAACTTAATGTGCAGGAGTACGTTGTACGAAGAGCACAGAAAAGAAAAACTGCTTTATTGAGAAACGCTAAGATAAGAATAAGTAATATCCACCCGGGTCGATTGTTAATGAATCTAAGAGGTCAAGATAAGTGGATAAAATAATATGGCGAATATTACAAGAAACTTCATAAAAGGTAGAATGAATAAGTCGGTTGATGAACGACTTATCCCTGATGGCGAATATATAGATGCGATAAATGTTCGTATGGGGTCTACGGAAAGCTCTGAGATTGGTGTAATAGAAAACACTAAGGGTAACTTAGGTCTAACTGCTTTAGAATACAATAACGAAAAATTAAGCACTCAAGCTAAATGCATTGGTGCATATGAAGATGGGGCTAATGAAACTATATATTGGTTTGTTCACGACCCTTTTTTTGCTAGAGATGGTTCAGGTTCACCTACTTCATTATTTCCAACAGGAAAGATAGATTTGATAGTATCGTATAATACTACTGACAATATAATTGATTATCACGTTATTAGTGTAAACGATGGTGGAAATGTAAACACAACATTAAACTTTAACCCAAAACATTTAATAACAGGTGTAGATTTAGTAGAAAATTTATTGTTTTTTACAGACAATATAAATCCACCAAGATTTATTAATATAAAAAGCGGATACGACAATCCTGTATTATCTGCACCTAGAATAGTAGATTTTGGAAATAATCCTTTACTATTAGCTGAAAGGTTATTGGTTATAAAAAGACCACCATTATTTGCACCTACTTTTAATTTATTGACCGTCGGGAACTCTCAAGATAATTATCTAGAAGATAGATTCATATGTTTTGCATACAGATATAGATATGAAGATGGAGAATATTCTGCAACATCTCCATTTTCAGACCCTGCGTTTGTTCCTAAATCTTTTGACTTTAGTGCATCAAGTTTCCTTAATGAAGGAATGCAGAATTTTTACAACGCAGTAAACGTATCTTACAACACAGGAGGACCATTAGTAAAAAGTATTGAGTTGTTATTTAAAGAGGCTCAAAATAGCACGATAAAAGTTATAGATAATTTCAATAAAACAGATAGAGGATTTTCAGATAACTCAACTGAAACATACTTATTTAACAATAGCAATATATTTACAATATTACCTGATTCTGAGATACTAAGAATATATGACAATGTGCCACGCTTTGCTTTAGCTCAAACAATAATGGGTAATAGACTTATATATGGTAACTATATAGATGGTTATAATTTACAAAGAAATGGTATAAAAACTCAAATAGAATATACGGTTGATTTAATCAGTGAAGATGTTTTATCTAAAACAATACAAGCCACTACAGATTCAGTTAGTTATAGCATAATTAGTAGAGGGATTTCAGTTACAACTGATGGTCAGGCTTTATTTAATTTAACTACAGTTAAGTTTGAGTTAAAAAAAGGAGCAGTATTAACATTTAATATATCTTTTTCTCATCAAGCATTTGCAGGTCCAATAACTCCCGATGCTCAAACAACTAATGTTAATGTATCTTTTTCATTTAATTTAATTAGAGATTATACTAGCGTATATGATTTAGCTACAAGTACAGAATTTATTAATTCTATGGGGAGTCTTTCTCCAAGAAATATTCAGCCTGTTTATGCTCCTGCACCACCTACTTCTTGCGATGGATTAACATTTACTGACACTATTAATTGTTCTATACCAAATACTCTAACCGCAACTGCGGCTACAAGCAATAGTGTAAAAAAATATGCTAGTGCTAGTCTTGGTTCAGATTTAGTAGGAGCTACTGCATATAATAATAATGAACCAATTTTTATTGGTGCTACTCCTTCAGGGGTTTTAGGAGATACAATACGCATTTATTTACCTTATATGAGGTTTGTAAATGACCCTACAAATGGAGCAAATATAACAGAAGATGTATATGAGTTTTTTAATGTAACATTTGCTTCTTGTACGCTTCAATCTTCAAGTGCAAATGGAAGTCTTCATAGCAATAGAGGATATGAAGTAGGTATGGTTTATATGGATGATTATGGTCGTTCAAGCACAGCACTTGTAAGTAACAACAATTCGTTACACGTTCCTTGTAGTGCATCTTCAAATAAAAACAACATACAAGTTGAAATACCAACAAGACAAATTGCACCTGAATGGGCTACGAATTATAAGTTTGTTATAAAGCCTGACGAGGAAAATTATGATGTAATATATAGCAACATATATGTAAGAACTTCTGATGCAAATTATGCATATTTTCTTTTAGAGGGAGAAAACTCTAAAAAAATAGAAGAAGGTGATAGGCTTATTGTAAAAAAAGATTCTGAGGGGGCAACAGGTAATTGTGTGTACGTTACTGTTCTTGATAAAGAAGTTTATGCTAGTGGAGATTTAAAAACAAATAGCCTTGCGGGTACTTATATGAAAATAGAAACAAATTCTATAAATATAACCCAAGTAGAGAATGCAGTAATTGACTATGGAAGACATACTGTTGGTACAATACCTACATCAAATCAAACTTTAACACAGGAACTAACATCTTTAAGTACAACAACTCCCGGTTTTTATAATTTACTTACTGTTGGGAAAGATAGTTCGGGGCTACCTAATCCGGGATATCCTTTTAGTATAGGTAACCCTGCTGTTGATTATGATGTTCCGTCAGGAACTAGAGTTATAATATCTTTAAATTTCAATAGAAGTTCATATGGAGGATGTGACCCAAAAGCAATGGGTTTTGATTTTACTATGATTGCTTCTAGGGATTATGCTGATATGTATGATTTTTTTGTTGGAGAAAATTTTGAGCAAGTATTAAATTTAAACGCTAATTTTAGTGACCCTACATCACAAAGATGTAATTTTATGGTAGGAAAGTCTCCATTTAATGACCCATTTTTTCAATTTAAAAATGGAAAACAAGATGAAATTGGAGGAGACATATATTCATTTTGGTGGGTTGAGGGGAATGGTGGTACTCAAGGCGGAAAGTTATGGATGACAGGTCCTCCTAATTGTGGTCCTTTTCCTAATACAGATGGCAATCAATTACAAAACGAAATATCTGCACACTTTAAAGTTATAAGGTCAGGTGGAGATATAATATTTGAAACAGAGCCTCAAGATTCTTTGCCTGATGTATGGTTTGAATCTGCTGATACATATACAATTGACTCAAATGGATTTCACCAAGGAAATATTCGCACACAAACTGCATCTCAATCTGCAATAGTTAATACAGATTTTTATAATTGTTTTTCATTTGGTAATGGTGCAGAAAGCTATAAGATAAGAGATTCAATTGTAGGCAAGACATTTAATCTTGGAAACAGAGTTTATACCACAGATGAACAAGAATATAAAGAAGCACATAGATTTGCTGATTTGACGTATAGTGGTGTCTACAATGAAGAGAATAACATAAACAAACTTAACGAGTTTAATTTAGGGTTACTAAACTTTAAACCACTTGAACGTACATTTGGACCTATCCAAAAATTATTTGGTAGAGAGACTGACATACTTACACTACAGGAAGACAGAATATCATATGTCCTTCAAGGTAAGGAAATGATAACGGGTGCTACAGGTGGTAGTGCATTAGTTACAGTACCTGAGGTATTAGGCAAGCAAGTAGCTCGTACAGAAGAGTATGGTATATCTAACAACCCTGAGAGCTTTGTACAATGGGGTGCAGATAAATACTTTACAGATGCTAAGCGTGGTGCTGTAATACAGCTTAAAGGTAGTGCAGCTCAGAATGAAAAGCTGACTGTTATATCTGAACAAGGTATGCGTAGTTGGTTTAGAGATTTATTTATAGATTCATTTGAGACTCAGAAGCTAGGTGGATTCGACCCGTATATGGATGAGTATGTTCTTAGTTCAAATGACATTGTTAAACCTGTTGATATAGATTGCATAGACTGTGGTGTAATAGTAGGTAATATAGTTGTAGATGTGGCTAAACCTTATGATTTCTGCGTTGATGTAGGAGACCTAGTTGGAGATGTCAATATAGTTATAGATATAGACTCATCAGTTTCGGGCAATCAATCATTTAGTATAGACTATACATATGCAGGAACTACTACTACATACAATAGCCCCACCACTCCTGCGGATGCTACAATAACTATTCAGAAAAGTTCTGTTGCTGACCAAAAGGTTTCTTTGGTAGTTAGAAATTCTTC